CGGCAGCCCAGGCAGGGAGTGTCGGACGATCGGAGCATAGCGTACTCTACAAGAAGAAAGCCTCCACTGATACCGCATCGGAACGTAGGTCCATGGAGGAATCCCGTGGGACTCACCAGCCATCCTGTGATGAAGTCATCTTAGCCACAGGGAAACCGGGAAGGATTTGCATCTCGCTAGCGCGAGACAACCTCACTCGATGGATTCTGAACCGACGTTGCACCGCGTACTACAGTCCGCTCGTAAAGAGCGTTGTACACCGACCGCACCCGCCTGATTGGGTGTCCTCCGTCTTGCATCTCAGTAGGTAGCCTTTACCGACGGCATTTCATTGAGAACCTGATGATATTAACACAGTCTATAAAAGTTGGAAATCATCGAACCAACCCTCATCCAGGAGCGCCGCTACACAATGTGGTGTCGCCGGACTGCCCGCCATTAAGCCTAAGAACTCACACAAATGCTCCCTCTTGTTCTGCTTGATCTGTGCGAGACGGAATAACGACTTATTGAAACCCCGGTATCTTATGACCCAACTCCCGTCGCGGGGGCGTGTACACCACCAATGCGAACAGAAATCTGCCACTGGAACCAGCGAAGCATCATACGGCATCCAAGAGTGCCGTTCTAATACTCGTCGTACATCGTCTCTCATCTCGCTCGGCCAGAGCGAGACCTCCTCCTGCCAACTAGGATGGGACGCATCAACTCGGGAGCAATCCTTAATCGGGTGGCCAAGCGAGGCCATCCTTTCAAGATCACATCCGTCGTCAATACAATCGTCACCCATTGCACACACTTTGCTAGCGCCCGAGTACACCGCAGCCGCGACCCGAATCCACGAATTACCCGAGGAGGTATTGTAAGATCCGGACTTCTGGATGCCATCAAAACGCTGAGCGACCATGGTGCCGTCGCTGAAAGAGATAACTGACCGACTAAGACAGACGGCTCGAGCGCGAAGGGCCCGAGCATAGGGAGAGTCCTCAGGAACGCCCGCGGCAACCGATCGGCGTTTGGCGTCGAATAGTAATTCGTCGCCGCTCACGGACCAGTCCCATCCAGACACGTCCGTCGAAACTAATCGCTCGAACGTATCTAGGTAAGCACCGTTGGCGTCAATCTTAGTCTTACTAAAACCCATACCTGGCTTGACAGGCAGTCGGTCGAATGATGCGATCTCCCGAGAGTTCTGCTCGGAGCTAAGGACTCGCTCAACAAGCTGATCTACAAGGGA